ATCAAAATTGTTGCCCAATAAGAAAAAATAAAGGTTAAAAGTTTTAAATGTATAAATACATAAAAGGCTACTATTTAATAACAAGGAGTTAAACCAATCATGTCAGAATATTATACACAACTACAAGAGGCAGGAAAGAAGTCTGAGACTCCTACTCTGGATACTAAAAGTGAAGAAGACCCGAAACTCTACCAAGATGCAGAGGGTGGTCATGCAAAGATTGACACCGATAAAGGTACTGAAGGTAAAGAAGGAAAGAACAAGTCTTCTATCGCAGGTAAATCAAAAGGTCCTCAAGAAGTAGGAAGTCTTGATGCTCCTGGTTCACCTCAAGAACGACTAGAACAACATCTAGACGCACTGTTTGATGGTGAAGAACTTTCGGAATCATTTCAAAATAAGGCTGCTACTATCTTTGAAGCGGCAATCAACGAACGAGTTGATGAAATTGAAACCGAATTAGTTGAAGCATATCAAAAAGTTCTTGAAGAAAGTATTGAAGAAACAACTAAAGACCTAATAGAAAAATTAGATGACTACTTAGGTTATGTTGTAGAACAATGGATGGAAGAAAATGCACTTTCTGTAGAGAATGGTATTCGTACAGATGTTGCAGAAAACTTCATTCTTGGTCTGAAGGAATTGTTTGAAAATTCATACATTGATGTTCCTGATGAAAAATATGATATTCTAGGAGAAGTTGCTGAAGCCAATGATGAGTTAGAAAATGCACTTGATGCAGTTCTTGAAGAAAACATTGTACTTCGTAAAGAAATCGGAGCCCATAGATGTGGTGAGATTTTTGCAGAAGAAACTCAAGGAATGACAGATTTGGAAATAGACCGACTTGCTTCTTTATCAGAAAATATTGATTTTGAAACAGAAGAACAATTCAGAGAAAAGGTCAGTATTCTTAGAGAAAGTTATCTCACAGAAGATACTCCTCATTTTGCAGACGAGGAAGAAACAACAGATAAAGAAATTCTGACAGAAGGTCCGATGAATGTTTATATGAATGCGATTCATCGACATAGTAAAGTAGATAAAGTAAAATAATAGAAATATAAGAAATTATATATACGGGTAGGAAAATAAAGTTAATTTAAGGAGATTCTATAATGGAATTTAATCAAAATGATAGTACAGCAGACTTACTTGCTGAAAAATGGGAGCCGGTATTACAACACCCGGATTTAAATCCCATTGACGATAATTATAAATCAAAAGTAACTGCCGTTCTTTTGGAAAACCAAGAAAAAGCATTACAAGAACAACATTTAACAGAAATTACCAACCAAATGGGTGGTGGTTTTAGTGTTTCACAAGCCGCATCAAGTGCAGGTAACCTCGCTGGTTATGACCCAATCTTGATTAGTCTTGTGCGTCGTTCAATGCCTAACCTAATGGCGTATGACTTAATTGGTGTTCAACCAATGTCTGCACCAACTGGTCTTATCTTTGCAATGCGTTCCAGATATGATAGTCAAACTGGAACGGAAGCATTGTATCAAGAAGCATATGCTAAATTCGCTGGTGAAGGAACTGGTGGTGGTGGTACTTCAGAAGGTGCTCCATTCAGTTCAACTGGTGGTATTAACCCAACAGGTTCACCAGTACTTGCCGGTTTCCGTGCAATGATGACTGCAACTGCTGAAGGTTTGGGTGATGGAACATTCAAAGAAATGGCATTCAGTATCGAACGAGTCGCTGTGGAAGCAAAGACCCGTGCATTGAAAGCAGAATACACCACTGAACTCGCTCAAGACTTGAAAGCAGTTCACGGACTTGATGCAGAATCAGAACTTGCTAATATTCTTAGTAACGAAATTCTTGCAGAAATTAACCGTGAAGTAGTTCGTACCATTTACACTAGTGCTAAATCAGGTTGTCAACAAAATGACCTGAGTGGTGGTGCTGGAGGTTACGACCTTGCTGTTGACTCTGACGGTCGATGGAGTGCAGAACGATTCCGTGGTTTGATGTTCCAACTAGAACGAGAAGCAAACACAATCGCGAAGCAAACACGAAGAGGAAAAGGTAACTTTGTCCTTTGTTCTTCAGATGTTGCTTCAGCCCTTGCAATGGGTGGTTGGTTACAACTCTCACCTGCACTTAATACATCATTAGATGTTGATGATACTGGTAATACATTTGTCGGTACACTCAACGGTAAGATGAAGGTTTATATTGACCCATACAGCATCTCTGATGATGTCGCGTCTGATGTAAACTTTGCATGTGTCGGTTATAGAGGTAGCAACCCGTATGATGCTGGTATGTTCTACTGTCCATATGTTCCACTACAAATGGTTCGTGCGGTTGGTGAAAATACTTTCCAACCAAAAATCGGGTTTAAAACTCGGTATGGTATGGTTGCAAACCCATTCGCGAAGGATACTTCAACACCAACGAACCCAGTTCTTGGTCAAGCAGACAATGTCTACTACAGACTGTTTGCGATTAGTAACCTACACGGTAACACGGGTATTTAATACTAACAATTACCATTGAATGAAAGGGAGTCCTTAATGGACTCCCTTTTTTCTTTATACATATATCAATAGGAGAGTTTTATGGCAATTTATGGATATACTGGAGGGTATACTGGAGAAGGTATTCCAGACATTACCAGGGTTACCAATCCACGACAACCAAACAATAATAACTATCTGGCAAATAACTATTTTAAGTTGGAGATTACAAGACTTCCAACCGTAACATATTTTTGTCAGGGTGTCGGATTGCCTGCTCTTACTTTAACCCCTGTTGAGCAACCAACTTCAGGTGGATTATTTCCAAAATGGATAGGTGGTAAATATTCCTTTGAAGATTTGACTGTGAATTTCCTAGTAGATGAAAATATGAAGAATTGGTTAGAAGTTTTTGAATGGATGAAAAGTATTGGAATTATGGAAAATACCGACCCCACAATTAGTGGTACTCAAACAGCCGATTTCTTTTCTGATATCCTTCTAGTTGTTACAAATAGTTCATATCAGCCCAATCTTCACATAAGATTTAAAAATGCATTCCCCATTTCTTTGGCTGGATTTGAGTTCAGTTCTATTGCAACAGACACAGAACCAATTGTATCTAGTGCCACATTTGCATATGATTCTTATGAAATCATATCATTGTAAATCTTGACTTTTGTGTTTTATATGATATAATTGGTCAGGAGATTTATTATGACTATTGATGAAATTAGAAAAATGGCTACTCAAGATATGTCTATGGACAAAACAGAATTAGATAAAGAGTCCATGAGAACGCCACAAATACACAATAAATATTTAATAATATACACAGACGAGAAACTTATACTTGGTAAGATTCAATCTGATTTGTATGTATTAAAGAAAGACAAATGGTTATATTACACAGGAAAGATGAGTCAAGAAGAACTTGATGATAGAGGATGGGGTACTTTTGATTTACATGTTCTCAAGACAGATATAGATAAATTCTTGTATGCGGATGGGGATATTATTAAGTTATCAAATAGAATACTACTTCAAAAAGAAAAGGTAGAATATCTTGAAAGTATAATCAAGATAATCAATAATCGACAGTGGTCTATTCGGGCTGCGATTGATTGGTTGAAATTTACCAGTGGTGTATGAGTGACTTAGAAATACAAGAAGTAGATTCGGTTTATATCAAAATTAGGTGTGAACGATCAATTGCAAAAGAGATGAGTGATTTCTTTACTTTTACTGTTCCTAATTATCAATATACCCCTGCATATAAGAATAAACTGTGGGACGGTCAAATACGATTATATAATCTCCATACACAACAATTATATGCTGGTCTTATTGATTATGTGTATGGATTTGCTAAAGACCGAAATTATACTATTAAAAGTGATATAAAGAAACCAAAATCACTTATATCATATAAAAATATTGAAATGTATATTGATTCATTAAAACCCACAGTAAATGGTTCTGAGATTAAACCACATGAACATCAAACAGAATCAATTGCACATGCAATAAATAACAATAGATGTCTTTTATTATCTCCAACTGGCAGTGGTAAATCTCTAATAATTTATGCGCTTATGAGGTATTATGAGGACATTTTACCTAAAAACAAAAAGATTCTGGTTGTAGTCCCTACAACTGGTCTTGTTTCTCAGATGTATAATGACTTTAAAGATTATTCCTCTAAGATTGATTGGAATGTGGATGAAAAGTGTCATTATGTCTATGCTGGACAAGATAAAGTAACAGAAAAAAGGGTGGTAATATCTACTTGGCAAAGTATATACAAGTTACCAGACAAATATTTCAAACAATTTGGTGCAGTATTTGGTGATGAGTGTCATTTATTCAAATCCAAGTCCCTCACAACCCTTATGTCCAAATTAAAGGAGTGTAAGTACCGTATAGGGACTACAGGGACTCTGGATGGGACTAACACACACAAGTTGGTAATTGAAGGACTGTTTGGTAGAGTTCGTCATGTCACAACCACTACCAAATTAATAGAAAAGGATTTACTTTCACGACTAGAAATAGACTGTATCAATCTTCAATACCCCAAAGAAGATATTGAAGAAATTAAAAGAGCCAAATATCAAGATGAAATAAAATGGATTGTTGCTAATAAGAAAAGAAACAAATTCATCGAAAATTTGTGTGGTAGTATAAAGGGTAATACCCTTCTTTTGTTCAATTATGTTGAAACTCACGGAAAACCTTTATTTGACAGCATTAGAGGATTATACCCAAATCGGAAGGTTTTTTTCATTCATGGTGGAACAGAAACGGAACAAAGGGAGTATATTAGGAAGATTATAGACAAAGAAGAGAATGCAATTCTTATTGCATCATATGGAACTTGTTCTACCGGCATCAATATCCGAAATATTCATAATATTATATTTGCATCTCCGTCTAAATCTGTTATTCGTGTATTACAGTCCATAGGGAGGGGATTGCGTAAATCAGACAATAAAGACCGTGTTAAATTGTATGATATTAGTGATAATTTGCAATATAAGAAATATAAAAACCACACGATGAGACATTTAGACGAAAGAATAAAGATATATAGTAATGAGAACTTTGATTTTAAGGTTATAAACCTAGATATATGACAAGAGGTAATGAAATGAAAAAGACGCCATATAAAATATTAAAATTAAGAAGTGGAGAAGAATTAATTGCTAAAATTTGTGGGGAATCTAACGGTAAACTTATATTAGAAAGACCAATGATATTTAAGACCGTTCTTCTTTCTAGTCCCTCTGGGAGGCAAAGAGAAATAACAGTTTTGAAGAATTGGTTGTCATTATCAAATGCAATAGAAACCAAAATACCAAAAGATTTTATTGCAACATTCCTTGAACCAGATAGTGGTGTTATTGAACTTTATGATTTGGAAAAAGAAAAAGAAGACATCGATCCACCCACTAAAAGAAAAATTGTTGAAGGAAAAGATGCAGTTAAAGATTCAAATAAAGATTCAAAAAGTAAAAAGAAATCATCTCCTAATATTAGTGATATGATGAATGAATTGTCTGAAGATAATATAAGAAACTTATTTGATTTGATTCAACGAGATATTAGAGAAAATCCAGAGTTAATGAATGAACTTTCAGATTCTCCTTCTCCTTATTCTCCTTATTCTCCTTTCCCTCCAGACAACGAAACACAAAATTGGATTTCTATGTCTATGTTTTTTCCACCAGAAGCCCTATTAGCATTGGTAGATGCAGGATTGTTAGATCTTGAAGATGTTCAAAATTTAATAGAATCATTAAGTCAAGATCCTAATAATAAGGAACAAGACCCCCACAATAGAAAAATTAGTGATATAGACACCAGCGATGAAACAGAAAGAAAAGACTACGGTTCAAAATGGACAGATTGGAGTCCCGACTTACGAGACTATTTTGAATAGTCTTATATATCTTTTATTCCCTGGACACTGAAAGTGTAACCGATAATTTTAATATTGTCAAGGAAAAATAAAAGATTTTTATATAAATTTATGAAAAAGTGTGTATACTATAGGTTATGAGTAAAGAAGATAAAACAACAAAAACCCATTATGTGGATAATAAAGAATTCTTTAAATCAATGGTTGAATGGAAAAAGTTGGTTATAGAAGCAGAGAATTCTGATGATGGTAGACCACCAATCACAAATTATATTGGTGAATGTTTCTTAAAGATTGCAGAGCATTTATCTTATCGACCTAATTTTATAAATTATCCATTTAGAGAAGAAATGATTGGTGATGGGATAGAAAATTGCTTGATGTATGCTCACAATTTTAATCCAGAAAAATCAAAAAATCCATTTTCATATTTTACTCAAATAATATATTATGCATTTCTTAGAAGAATTGAAAAAGAGAAAAAACAAAATTATATTAAATATAAATTGTTAGAGAATGCTGAAGATGACCAAAT